AAGCCAACTGAAGCAGAGTTGCGAGTTATCAAAGAAATGTTTGAGGCATCAGTTGATGGTCAACCTTTTGATAATGAGCGTTGGGGTAGTTACTATCGTCCATATGGATTAGAAGCACCTGCAGGAGCGACCGCGGCACAAACAACAGCTACTACTGAAACTAGAGCACCCGCAACTGCACCCGTAGCAGAAACTTCAGCTCCATGGGAAGAAGATGCAATGGCAGCAGCCGAATCTATTAAGGTTCCTACAGCACAGCCTTCAAGTGACAAAGCACAAGACATTCTAGCAATGATTCGTGCTAGACAAAACAAGTCTTAATAGGTGATGGGGCTACGGCCCCTTCCTAAGGAGAACCACATGACACTACCAGACGAACGATACCGTGCCCTAAAGCAGGGTAAAAAGTTGTTGGAAGAACTATGCGACCCAGGCAAGACACCCAGAGTGCCTAGTCTAATAAGAGACAAAGCAAGGACTGCATTACGACATTTTCCAAATGATAATGAACTAGAGCGTATTGCGGATAACTGTCCAGAATACCTTGACAAACAACCGTTAAGTTTGTATACTAACGGCATACACAAACAATAAGGAATAATATGAAATACCTAGAAAAACTTACAAAAGTAAATGAATCATTTACTGTTAACCGATATGACAATGGCTTTATGATTGAAGTTGGTGGTCGTGATAATGAAAACGACTGGAAGACTTCTAAAATTCTTTGTACCACAGAAGATGAATTATTCGCTGTTATCAAAGAAGCATTAGCAATGGAAATGGATAGCTAAATGGGAAAACCTTTTGACGTTAGTAAATTCCGTAAGGACATTACAAAAAGTATTGAAGGTCTATCAATAGGATTTAACGATCCTACTGATTGGATCTCGACAGGAAATTATGCTCTCAATTATCTCATTAGCGGCGACTTTAATAAAGGCGTACCTCTTGGTAAAGTTACTGTCTTTGCCGGAGAGTCAGGCGCAGGAAAAAGTTTCATCTGCTCAGGAAACCTCGTTAGACACGCACAACAACAAGGAATCTTTGTAGTCTTAATTGACTCAGAGAATGCCCTTGACGAGGCTTGGTTACACGCACTTGGTGTATCCACAGAAGAAAATAAACTATTAAAACTAAACATGGCAATGATTGACGAAGTAGGAAAAACTATTTCTATGTTCGTTAAGGATTACAAAGCACTACCAGAAACAGATCGTCCTAAGGTATTGTTTGTAGTTGATTCATTGGGTATGTTGTTAACTCCGACAGACGTTAATCAGTTTGAAGCAGGTGATATGAAAGGTGACATGGGTCGTAAACCTAAAGCACTTACAGCACTTGTTCGTAACTGCGTTAATATGTTTGGTTCATTGGGTATTGGTTTAGTAGCTACTAATCATACATATGCTTCACAAGATATGTTTGATCCAGATGATAAAATCAGTGGTGGTCAAGGTTTCGTTTACGCATCAAGTATTGTAGTTGCTATGAAGAAACTTAAACTTAAAGAAGATGAAGATGGTAATAAGATTAGTGAAGTGCGAGGTATTCGTGCGGCATGTAAGATTATGAAAACTCGCTATGCGAAACCATTTGAATCAGTTCAAGTTAAAATTCCTTATGAGTCAGGTATGAGCCCTTACTCAGGATTATTAGATATGATTGAGAAAGCAGAACTTGTTAAGAAAGAAGGCAACAGTTTAGTCTATACAACACTTGATGGTGAAATCATTAAGAAGTTTCGCAAAGCTTGGGAAGCAAATACAGACGGATGCTTAGATAAAGTTATGACTGAGTATTCACAAAAATCAACAACAAAGATAAGTAATGTATCATCGGAGGAGGATGTTACAGAATGAAATTAGATTTTGTTGCAGAAGTATGGGACGCATTGCGTTCTCATATTGATTTCAATGACCGCACTGATGCGGCCGATTCACTAATCAATCTACTGATTGATAACAATTACGAAGCTGAAGATATCAAAGATGCCTTTAAAGGTGATAAAGAAATGCTAACTGCTCTCAAAGAGAATTTAGCACATCAAGATACTGAAGAATCGTATGAAGATTATGATGAAGATGACGCAGACGAAGAATGGGATTAAATGAATTGGTATACACGCATCACCCAAAATCTTGGTGTGATACCCGATTTCATAACTCACTATGAAGCTGAATTAATTTCGGCTAAACAAGAAGTCAAGATATACGGCAATGTTGAAAAGAACATTGCCGCTATCCCTGGCGTAACCGAACATCGTTTTAATCAACTACAAGAGATAGAAGCCGTATTGAACTATCTCAATATTCAATTGCGTAGAATTCGCCGAAAACATTTTCAAAAATATTTAGAAGCGTATAATAGAGCATTGACAAGCCGTGATGCTGAAAAGTATGCTGAAGGTGAAGATGAAGTAATTGATATGGAAGTGTTGATTAACGAAGTAGCACTATTACGCAATAGATGGCTTGGTATATTAAAGGGTCTTGAAGCCAAACAATGGCAGATGGGACATATCGTGCGGCTACGCACATCTGGAATGGAAGATATTACAATTGGCTAATACATACAATATTTACGGCAACAGTGGCATTTCTGCACAAGCCGGACAAAACATTAACACAATCTCGTTAAGTAGTCTAAATCTAAATGGACATAATCCAACTGTTAACTTTGGTAATTTAGAATTTGAATTTAATGACAATGTAAAAAAATACGAAGTCTATGAAATCAGTAAAGACCTTCTTGCACTAAGTGTTTGTTGGGCACGATATCGTAAGACTAGAGACACATCGCTACACCTGCTTCAACCCACTATCACTAAGTTATTAGATAGTGAATTGTTTAGGCTTGTGACCGAAGAGGATATCGCACAAGCTAATGTTATCCGTGATTACTATAGTAAGAAAATCATGGTACTGAAACTTAAGAATGAAGGCTTTACTGCTTTCCGTGAGGACTTGAACACATTCATTCATAGTGAAGGTAAGACATTTAAAGAAAGTATGCTACCATTGGCATATCGTCTTCCTGAGTTTTATGAGTATGATGTTGAATTTGAAAAAATGGCATTTGATTACAACAGAGAAGTCAAACGAAATGATGATCCTCATGCGGTAATTGTAAAACAATTAAAGTTTATTAAAAAACTGTCAGTAAATACTAAGCGCCAAAAACGTAAAGAGTATTGGTTCAGTGATAGACATAATAATCTTGTTCTCCTTAGTGTAGAATCTAGTAATCCTTTATTGTCGTTGATGGATATTACTGTCAATAAAAACGACATTACAATTACTGGTAATATTAGAAAAAACAAACGTGATGGTCTAGAGTATTTAAAAGTTAACAACAAGTTTACATTCGTCTAAATATAAATTAATAATTAAGGAAAAAATGAAAATATTATTGACAGGTAGTTCTGGATTTATCGGAACACATATTACTCCATTGTTAAATGGCAAACACGAACTATATCATTTGACAAGTGATTTATTAAATTACAAAGCGGTGCAAGACGAAGTAACATCTATATCACCTGATATTATTGTACATTTGGCAGCACGAACTGAAGTTGAACAAAGTTTTTACGAACAAGTTACTTTTAGTGAGATTAATTATGTTGGCACAGTTAATCTAATTGAATCAGCCGCTACGGTAAAAAATCTTAAGAATTTTGTATTTGCTAGTACTATGGAAGTATATGGTTGGCAATCTATTAGTGATATTATTAAATCTGGAAATACGCCAAAAACATTTATTGCGTTTGATGAAAATACTCAACCTAATCCCAATGCACCTTATGCCGTAGCAAAATATGCTTGTGAGAAATATTTAGAATACGCACACCGTTGTTATAACTTACCATTTACTGCTATTAGACAAACAAATGCATACGGCCGTGTAGATAATGACTTCTTTGTTACTGAACAAATTATCACGCAGATGATTAAGAATCCTAATGAAATTAATCTAGGTTACGGTGAACCATATCGTAATTTTATATTCATTGACGATTTACTAAAAGCATGGATCACAGTAATTGAAAATCCTGATATTGTTCAAGGTAAGATTTTTACAATAGGTCCTGATAGTCCTATTAAAATTAAAGATTATGTCAATAAAATTGCTAAAAAATTAAATTGGAATGGCAAAGTAAATTGGAATACTAAACCACATCGTCCGGGCGAAATATACTGGTTAAATAGCAATCATAATTTGATTACATCGGTCACTGGGTGGAAGCCTGTTGTTAGTTTAGATGATGGACTAGATAAAACAATTGAAATATGGAAAAAGAATTTATCTAATTAATATATAATGGTATTCTATCTCTAAATATATGCCAAAAATTAGTACGCATGTTATTAGGATAAAATTCTGTTATAAGTTTATGATTATGATTTGTTATAATCATAGATTTATAAAAAAACTTCTTTTTTTCTTGGTCACTCCAATTGTTTATAGACTTACATAATTCAATTATTTTTAACAACCGTTCATTTGGATCTTCAATATTATCATAACTCTCGTCCCAAAACTCACTAAATGTTTTATAACCAAATTCTCTTAATTTTTCTAATGTTTTATATGGCCCTACTAAAATAAAAGGATGACGATGAACCATAGGTTTGAATATTTTTTCTGTATTAAAAATATCAGGATCCTCAAAATTAGTTTCAGTAACTACACTTATTAAACTAGATTGATAATATGTATCAATTGATCCAAATAAAGATGCTATCGGAATATTATCAGTATTATCAAGTTTGAGTGGCAACGTTTTTCCTAGTCCATCAATGTATTCAGGTGTTATCCCTAAGCTTTCCATTAAATTAGTATCTATATAATCACTAAGATTATATGGTGCATCCACGTTGGCGTATTCAGATTTATCAGTCATAGTATAGAAACTATCTTTAATTAAACCATTCCAATTCCAAAGTAAAAACAGATTTTTTCTATGTGGTCGTTGCCTATTATTTAAACATAAGAATGTTTTTTCAATTTTACTATAATCTATATTTTTTGGTAAAGGTACAACTCCTAGATTGTTGACGCACATATTATAATTTCTACTCGAATGCCATTCAAAATATTCAATAGAAGATATATTCATTGCCTTTTCAAAAATAATTCCTTTTCTGAAACAATAATTTTTATATATTTCTCTTCCATTAGTATTTCCGGTTTGAAATATAACCTTTTTTAATGGAATATTTTTACTTAAAATATATGAATGTATGGTATCTAATAACCAATCTGTCATTACCGATTCGTTACCTAAATCTAAAAATAAAAATCCATGTCTACCGCGTATACTATCAGCTACTTGCACTGACATTGATGTTGATGATAAAATATCAATATTACTATTATTAGGCCAATCGTTCTCATTTAATCCTGTTATAACAGGATAAATGAATAAATCCCGATCTTTTAAAATGGTTGATGGTACACATTCATATCCTGGTATCTTATTAAAAAAATCATAACTTCCATTATCAACGATTAATTCTGAAAATGGTTTATTAAAGTTTTGATTATTTACTAGTGGATAGTTTGGTGCCCAATAATCGAAGGCTACTAGAATTCTGCTCATAATTTATATTTATGAGTGGTTGCCAAGGTTGACAATAATTGGACACTGTGCTACAATAGAGTCTTATTCAGTCAAAAGGAGTTGTTCATGGGTTACAAAGTTGTTGCAGACAAGTATCAGATGGATGATATGCGTACTAAATATGGTCCTCGTCAGGGTCTTGAAGGCCCGTTCAATTTCTCCGGTCGAGTGTTGTATTATGACAACAAAGAAGGCCAGTACTATGATCCTAGGTCCGATTTCTATGTAGAGCAGTCGGAAATGAATGAAATTCATGCTAGTTTGATAGCCAAAATTTGACAATAAATGGGCTTTCTGCTATAATAGAATCTTAGACAGTAAAGAAAAGGACTACGAAATGACTACAGAATTCAAATCTTGGGAAGAGTTGACACAATTAGAACAAGCCCGGGAACTTTACTGGGACATGTACAAAGACGCTTACGGCGTTCGCCCTCGTGGGATTGATACTTCAACTTGGACTTTGGAGCAGTTCGAAGCTGAGTTTGAAGGACTAGGTGTAGCTATTGAAGCCGAAGAAAAGATCCGCATTGCGGCAGAGCAACATGCAATTTTCTCTTTTGAGAAAAGGATCGATGACCTGATCTTTTCAGGTGCTAAGGACCGTGCAACAGCAATTCGCTGGATCCACGAAGCCGAGGACACTCAGGGTGATGATGAGTACCTATGCTATACTTTGGGCTTGCCCTATATGTACTTTCGCAAGGTAGCATAATTTGACAATAAATGGGTATTGTGCTATAATATATTCTTATTCAGTTAACTAAAGGAAACAAATGTCTAGCATCGTTCGTATCACTTCAGGTTCTTATCGCAACGAATCTATCAAAGGTGAAGTGTTCACACTAGTTAAAGGTTATCAACTCGGAAGTAAAGGTGGTTTTGTGACAGTAAAAAATGAAGGTCAGTTCCCGAATCGTCCCGATCAGGTTCGTGTGAATGTTGAGAGTCAATCAATGATTGAATTTGTATCAGGTCGTGATGAGGTTAAAATGGAAACACACAAAGAAACAGAAACAGAAGCAATGGACCGCATTGCAACACGTTTTGCAGTACTTGATGAAATGTCTAAGGCATGTATCAGTGGTGACATACGTGCTATGATTGTGACAGGTCCTGCAGGTATCGGCTTGTTTGCTAAGTTGTACAAATTTAGTGATGCTAAGAACGTGCTAGTGTTTGATGATTGCGATATCTGGGAAGATCAGGACGCTATCAACGTACTGAAAGGTGCGCTTGATTCAGGCAAGACACGTAGAATTTCTTGGAATAAAGATTCACGTATTTTGCGTGATGAAGGTATCCCGAATAGTTTCAACTTTAACGGCTCAATTATTTTCATTACAAACAAATCGTTTGATGCTAAGAAAGCCGGCAAGATGCAACCTCATTTAGATGCATTACAATCACGTTGTCACTTTCTGGACCTGACAGTTGATAGTGAGCGTGACAAAATGTTGCGTATCAAGCAGGTTCACCGTGATGCTGATGGTGGTCTGTTTAGTGAGTATGATTTTACGCAAGAACAGACAGATGAAATTATGTCGTTCATTTGGGACAATCACAGCAAATTGCGTGAAGTGTCTTTGCGTATGTGTTTGAAGGTTGCTGACTTAGTTAAGATTAGTGCTAACTGGCGTGAACTTGCTAAAGCAACTTGTATGAAGGCATAACCCCTGCAGTGTGCGTAGAGGCAATGTCAATAAGCCCTCTTCGATAAATTTTTCATCATGCTCCTTGAGCATTTGGGGAACTTAGGTTCCCCTTTTTTTGCCTATTACTTTGCTTTTTGCAAAGTGTCCTGTTATACTTACAATATGGATTTTAAAACACTTAATGAACTTGCAACATGGATGCTTAGTAATATTAGACTGAGCAGATATGATGACCAATTTGTGAATAACCTTACCCTTTATATCACGCAACACAATCGGATCACTAGCAATCAGGATCTTTTGTTTAGAAAGGTAGCAGGTAAATATAAAAGGCAATTCTCTCAATTAAAAATTGAAGTAGAAGAAATACTGACACGGCCATGGGATGTTAAGATAGTAGAAAGTATTCCTGAATACACGGGAGCGTCAATCAAAATAGAAAATAATAAACTGATATTACGTTCTCCTTTTAATAAAAACTTTTTAACAGCACTTAAAAAGAATCCTATTTATACACTTGAATGGGTTAAAGATAGACGACAATATGAAGGAGAATACAGTCATACCAATTTGAAAGAATTGATGTACTTAACAGCGGACCACTATTCTATATTGAACCACTGTGAAAAGGTCACTCAAATTGTTGAGAGTCTTAGCGTATATGAGAATGTTAAATACTGGGTGCCCACTCTAGTCTACAAAGGACATTTCTATATTGCCGCATTGAATGAACATTTGTATGAAGCGATCAAGGTTATTGAAATAACAGACGATTTAAAAACAATAGCAACATTAGTTAAGTATGGTGTTGTCATTGACCAATCAGTCAAGGATCATTTCTTAGAAACAGAGCATCCAACTAAAGTAAAATTAGCTACAAGTTTTCAATTGGATATTGAAATGTCTGATTCTAAATTAGCGGTACAATGGTTAGAAGAATTTGGATGTGATGCTATATGCGAACCCAAAGCATTTTTAGTTAGTTCTAAATTAGATATACATGATACAAGTATTAATGTTTGCAAAAATCCTAAAGACTTGAAAGATTACAATAATCCTGTTATAGTGTATCAACGTGGACATTTCTCATTAGTCAATGAGAAGCCAATGAAGCTGTTTAAAATAATCAAATTCGTGAACTCGGAACCAATAGATTTAGGACCTAAATGAAAGAATGTAAGTTAATAATTAGAGATGAAGTAAACGTCAAACTTGAGGGACTAGAACTGGGGGACCGCAAGACATTGATGAAAATGTTTGAGTTTGAAGTTCCCGGGGCAAGATATCTTCCTGCAGTAAGGTTAGGTAGATGGAATGGCAAGAGCAGTTTCTTTGCACTAGGTGGAAGTACATATATTAACTTGTTACCAGAGATATTGCCATTACTAGACCAAGCTGGATATGATATTGAACTAGATGATACTAGAGACTATCAAACAACATTCACATTTACTGAAGTGTCCGAGGATACATTCAAGCATAAGAATTGGCCAGTGGGTCATCCAATGGTGGGTCAACCTATCATATTGCGTGACTATCAAATTGAGATTATCAACAACTATTTGAAGAACCCGCAGTCACTACAAGAGATTGCAACTGGTGCAGGTAAGACATTAATTACTGCGGCACTATCAAGTTGTATAGAACAATATGGTCGTAGTATTGTTATTGTCCCTAACACTAGTTTGGTTACACAAACAGAAAAAGATTACATCAACTTGGGTCTAGATGTAGGTGTCTATTACGGTGGACGTAAAGAATATGACAAGACACATACAATCTGTACCTGGCAAAGTCTAGGTAACATGTTGAAGAATACTAAAGCAGGTGAAGCAGAAGTACCATTCCAAGACTTCATTGAAGGTGTTGTATGTGTTATTGTAGATGAAGTGCATCAAGCAAAAGCCGATGTTCTTAAGTCATTGTTGTCTGGTGTAATGAGTCGTATCCCATTACGTTGGGGCTTAACTGGAACTATCCCTAAAGCTAAACATGAATCAATGTCATTGACTGTAAGTTTAGGCCCTGTTATTAATCAATTATCAGCAAGCACACTACAAGACATGGGCGTACTATCACAATGTCACGTGAACATCGTTCAATTACAAGATGGTATGGAATTTACTAACTATCAAAGTGAACTTAAATTCTTGACCAGTGATGAAAAACGAATGCAAAAGATTGCTGAGTTGTCTAGTACAGTTAAGAACAGTGGTAACACATTGATCCTTGTTGATAGGATTGAAGCAGGACAATTACTACATTTGAAACTAGAAGAATTAGGTGTACCGGAAGAGAACGTAGTATTTGTATCAGGTGGTACTAAAGGTACAACTAGAACTGAACACTATGATGACATTGCTACTGCTACAAATAAGATTATCATTGCCACATACGGTGTTGCGGCAGTAGGTATTAACATTCCTCGTATCTTTAATGTGATGCTATTAGAACCGGGCAAGAGTTTCGTTAGAGTGATTCAGTCTATCGGTCGTGGCATTCGTAAAGCAGAAGATAAAGACTTTGTGCAGATTTGGGATATTACAAGCAATTGCAAGTTTGCCAAACGACATTTAACACAACGGAAAGCATTTTACAAAGAAGCTAACTACCCGTTTGATGTAGAAAAACTAAAGTATAAGTGATATAATACATTATGCGTATATTAACCCTAGACAACGAATTCTATAACTTAGAAACACTTCCTGAAGAAATTGATGACTTGCGTTTTGCTATCTTAGATAACAGTAACCCAAGCAATGTAGACTATCATTACATTCCACTAATCTTTTTAGAATCATTCAATAGCCCTGCACTTGTATTGAAGATAGGTAACAGTACAATTAAGATGCCCATTGATTGGCAAATATTAATCGGTGAACAAGAGCATGGTGATTTAGAAACACTACCATTAACTAGTATCAACGATAGAGGATTTAATGCGTTTGAGTTCAATCCTCTGACAAGTTTTAGCCCATCGTTTGTGCCGATTGAGATTGTAGACATTTACCACGATGTGACTTGGTATGCACCCCGATTGAAGAATGGTCAGTTCTTATGTGTACCATTAGATGATGGGCCTAAACCAAGATGTGTTTATTTTGTAAAAGAGATTAGTCGTAACTGCGAGATAGTAGATTATAGTCAGGCATTCTAATGGCAACTAGAAAAGCATCAGTACCTAAAGACGAACAACTTGAGAAGCAAGACTTTCCTTTGTTTGATGCAATTGCGGCATTAGATAGGAAAGATTATACTTTCTATGATAAGTTGCCACCAGAGCAACAAAAGAAGTTCACATCATTCATGTTGGTTAGATACATGAGCTATATCAAAGGCTCAGGTGAGATTGCAGGTTATTACGCACGTAGCGTAGACTATCACGCTAACAAATATATCTTTAATGAATATGTACAGAAGCACCCTAAACTACAATGGTTGATGTTGTGTGCTTCAAGCCCGGGCTTGGGTAAACAATTTCATCCTTGGATCCCGCAGATTAAAGAGAAGGTTAGTTTATTAAAAGAACCTGCTCAACTGAAAGATATAAAAGAGTATTATAAGAAAATCTATCCTAAAGCAGGTGATGATGACATTGATGAAGTGTCAAAAGCATATGTAACAGAACAGAAAAAGAAATGTTATCTCGCTACTGTCTACCCGGAGATGAAGATAGCAGATATTGAAACACTAAGTCAAATGGTAACAGATGAAGAAATTGAGCAGTACGAAAGAGATAGAGGCAATCGGTAAGCCTAAATTTAAATGTGAGTTTTGCGCAGGTGAGTATTTGCGTGAATCTACATTGCTCACCCACATGTGCGAATCTAAACGCAGATGGATGAATAAGGACCTACAAGGTAATCGTATTGCATATCAAGCCTTTGTTCAGTTTTATAAAAAGAATAGTTCAAGCAAAAAGACAAAGACTAATGAAGAATTCATTAAGAGTCCTTACTATACAGCATTTGTAAAGTTTGGTAATCATTGTGTAGAGATTAATGCATTGAATGTGAGTAGATATGCTGATTGGTTAGTTAAAAGTCAAATTAGAATTGACACATGGTGTACTGACACAAACTATACAAATTACCTACTTGAATACATTCGTACTGAAGATCCGTTAGATGCCATTCATCGTAGTATTGAAACAACAATGTCATTGGCAGAAATTGAAAAGATTCAAAGCAGAGATTGCTTGCGTTATGGCAACGTCAATAGAATTTGTTTAGAGATAACTAGGGGCAGAATCAGTCAT